TACTTTACTTGTTGTAAAGGCTGTATAAGTACTAGTATAATAACTTTTACGAATCTGAGAAGAAATAGTATAATCAGTCAGATCGGTCGGTGACCCATCGTCTAAGGTTACATTAATAGTAAGATCAAACGTAGTTCCCTGATCTATAACTAAATTTTGTATTCCAGCCATTTGATTATCCTATGTGTTCACTCTTTTATTTATAAGAAAATAAATCTTACTATGAAGACAATTTTAACATTAAAGTACGGCGACAAGTATACGGCGAATGACGTTAATCGTATTGTTGAGGCTACCAATAACAAATATAACTACGTCTGCGTTACAGATGACATAGAAGGTCTTCATCCTGATATTTATACAATTCCTATTGATGAAGAGATAGAAGGACACTGGGAAAAGGTAAAATTATTTAAATTAAATACCTTTGGAAAGATTCTATATCTAGACCTAGATGTTAGAATACAGCATGATGTAGATCATTTGTTTGATATGCTTGACAATACTCCTATCGTTTGTTATACTTATTGGAAAGATAAAAACTTTCCTTATCATAAAGACGCTAGGTGGTCGTTTAATTACCTAAGTAACTTCAATTCTAGTGTAATGTTGTGGGAAGACGCAACGCATATATATAAGTATTGGGAAGAAAACAAAGATTATTACATGGTTAAATACGCAGGTGACGATAGATTCTTGTACCATGAAAACTTTACTTTCGAGCATTTCCCAGAAAACGAGATTTACTCTTACAAATTCTCAGGCGGAACTTACAAGCCTGAATATACGATAGCATTATTAAACGGGCAAGCAGACTTTCCCGACATTGAGAAAGAATATGATGAACTTTGTATGCATAAAATGGGGTGACAAATACACTCCTGATTATGTAAATAATCTCTTTCGTATGGTTGAGAAGAACTATACGAAGCCTTTTACATTTACTTGCTACACGGACGACACTGAAGGCCTAGAATGTGACACGCATCCTATTCCTGATGACGGTGTTCTACATCCAGATCATTGGTTTGGCAAAGAAGGATATTGTTGGGATCGTGCAAAGTTTATTGTATTCAATTCACACAAATGGTTAGGATATGAAGGCAAGTGGTGTTATTTTGATTTAGATGTTATCATTCAAAACAACATAGACGAAATTGATGGTCTTGCAGAAAAGCCAAGAATAGTATATTCAACATGGCAAGATCCTAAACAGAAACACGAAAGACTGTTTATTGATATGAGAGGGACTTTCTATAACTCAAGTATGATGCTTTGGAAAGAAGATCAGTGTGCGAGAATATACCATGAAGTCTTGTTTGAAGATGAAATGGTTTTCAAGACATTCTATAAAGGTTCTGATAACTATCACTATTGGAGACGCAGAGATTTCTGGTCAAACATTCCTTTTGATTGGGTATACTCATACAATAGAGGCATGTGTTATCCAGATGATTTAGAGGTATTTAAATACAGACCCGATGCTAAATTGTGCGTATTCAATACAGACCTAACGCCTGATCCTAGAGCTAAAACACAGATAAAACTTGAAGACTTGAAAGATAAAGATTTATTGAGGTTATGGAAATGCGAGTAAACTACATCTGCTGCAAATGGGGAACTAAGTATGGTCCTCACTTTGTGAACAAACTAAAGAATATGGCAAAGCGTCATACTGATCCTGAAAAGTTTGACTTTCACTTCTATTGCTATACTGAGCATCCTGAAGGTCTAGACGAGGAGATTAAAGTAATTGACTTCCCTGACATTGACAGCATTCATCCTAAGTATTGGTTTGGCTCTGATAATTTTAAATATGGTATGGCTCGTTGCTGGGATCGCCCTAAGACTTTTGTCTTTAACACTCATAATTTTGCTGACGATAAACCTACTGGGCGTTTCGTTTTTCTGGATCTGGATGTTATTATCCAGAATGATATGGGGCCTATCATTACATACGACTTAGATCGTCCGACTAAACTTAGAAGTTGGTGGCAAGATCCTCGTCCAATGAACACTCGTCAGTTTAAATTGGCACACGGCGCTTACACTAATGGAAGCTGTCAAGTATGGAGTGACGATCAATGTGAAGTAATATGGAA